CCTTAGAAGCTTTCTTAGGTCCCCAATCTTTTCTTTTTACTCCTGAAGGGTCCTTTGCTTTTCCTGCACAAATTTTAGATGCATATGCATTAGCGTAAGCTGATGGATAAACTTTAAATTTTCTTTTCGCAGCTGATTTGCCTCTAGCACATAACTTTGTCATATTTTTTGCATTCCTGGATTATTTGATAATATATTTTTTTCTGCTCTTGGTCTAGCCATTGAATCTTTACTTCTTTTGCGTAACTGAGCAATAGCCGATTCTTTTTGTTGTTTTTCTTTTTTTAATTTTTGTAAGTCTCTTTCTAAATTCATTTCCATCCTTTTTTAGCTAATTTTGGTTTACCTTGTCTAAGCATTCCGCCCTTATTTAAGCTTACAGTGTAATTAAAAAGACCATCAGTTACTTTTGGTCTTTTGTAAGAAGTTTCATTAACTGTTGCAGCTGTTGCAGCTTGAGTGGGTTTAGGTAAAATTATTTTCCCCTCATCTCGATCAATAGTAGTAGTTTGTTTATTGTATCCCGCATCTTTAGTATATTTTTTTCCAGTAGGTGAATTGGGCTGTAAAGTTTTACCTGTTGTTCTATAAAAATCTCTATACAAGCCTTCTTTTCTTGAAAATTTTTGTCTACCTTTGTAGTTTTGTTTAGCACCATAATTAATTGCTGATCCTAAAAAAGGAATTGTACTTGATAAAATAGCTGATGTAACTTTTCCTAAAGGTTTTTTAAATGGAACGTCTTTTACAACTGGACCAATTTTAGATGGTCCGTCTCCACCACCACCAGGAGCAGTAGTGTTACTTCCTCCTCTTTGTCCTTTAGGTCCTGGGCTTTGACCCCCTACTCCAAGTCGTGCAACTTTTAATTTTTTATTTTTGGGCATTTTTATAACCAATACTATTTCTATTTTTATATAATTTTGTCCAAGACCATGAAGCTAATTTAGTTGACCAATCATAAATTAATAAAGTTATTATTTTCATTTTTTATCCTTATTCATTCCGCCTCTGAAGATTTGAGTTCCCTTAATTCCATATATCGAGGCCACGACAAGGATCCAAAGATTTGTGAACCATGAAGGGAGCTGTGAAAACATGTCAAAAAACAATTTTACTTTATCCATGGCTGACGGATCATCCGATACGACTGCCCACGCCAAAATTCCTATAGGCAAACTTAAAATTATCAAAACGGCCTCGTCCTTCCAGTCTGAATTTCTAGATTCTAAAAGTTTACCTTGGTAAGCTTCTTCACCTTGAGCCATCTTTCTTGCGTGCATCATTTGTGCGTCCGCCATCAACATCTTTGTCTCTTGACGTTTCTTAAAGATGTGCGTACCTGCTTGTGCCGCTAATTTTATCGCGCTTAACCACATAATATTTATCCTGTCTTCTAATACTCATGAAGTCTATCATTTTATCCATTATTTTAAAAGCCCTGTAGCCGTTCTGTCTCCATCTCCAGGTAGGGGTATGGTGTGGTTTTCTTATTTTACAAGGAAACAGCTGTCCTCCAAACATTTCTACAAATTTTTGGAGTGTATCTTGGTCCGTCATCTCTATTGTGCAGGCAAATTCTTTTTTTCTTCCTATTCCCTTTGACCAAATGCCAAAACTTCCTTCTCCATCAAATATTCCAGCTAAAAAAATTAACTTAGACTGTACTGGAAGACTTTCGTATGAGTTTTTTGGTGTATTGCTTAACACTTTTAAACTTCTTTCGGGTTAGTCCTTGTGAGTTTGGCCCTTTTTTAGGCGGTGGGCCGTAACGTACGCCTCCACTTAATCCTTTTTCATTACTTCTTGGCAATTTTTTCTCTCGCTACTGCTAATCGTTCGTCAGACTGTTGTGATTGTTCGCTTAACTTATCGTATTGGAAATCTAATCTCGATGCTTCTTGTTGCATATCCATTTGTGCTCTCATTTTTGTCTCTTCCGATTTTCTTTGAAGATCCATAGCTTTTAAATCTATCTCTTGCTGCTTTAATTTTACAAGTGGGTCTTGTTTTCCTGCTGCCTGTTGCATTTCCCCTTGAATTAATTGTTCTGTAATTTCTGCAACAGCAGTTGCGACTGCTTTATCAAACCTAATTTTAAATTCTTGTGGATTTGATTGTTGTAGCATGACCATATTAGGATCATTCATTAATTGTTCTCTAACTTCTTGTGTTGCCTTAAACGAAACATGATCAGAAATATGAGATTGTAATAAAGCATAAACAGGTGGATTAATTTGAACCATTCTAGATTGCATAAACGCCATGTGAGCTGCAATATGAGCATCGTGATCTTGGAATTCAAAAGCAGTTAGTAGTTGCATCTGTAGGGCACGTGCATTTTCTTTTGCTGGATCCATTGGTTCGGGAGCCGGTGGCGGTGGTTTCAATAATGCTTCAATTTGTTTGGTACCTAACGCTTCATAAACCCTTCTGTATGCCTCATGAATATTGTGTATCTGTGGATTTGATTGTGCTACTTGTAGCTGTGTTTGTGCAAGCATAACTCTTTGAGCCATGCTCATAATATTTGGATCAGCGACCGGTAAAATATCTACCTTGTTATCAAAATCTTGTGCTTTAATAATTCTTGGACCACCATAAACATCGTAAGGATATTCCGGGGGTAAAAACTCACCCATAATTCTAGCTAAAATTTTAAATTCTATCTTCATCGCGTAGTAACAACGCTTATGGACACCACTCATTACACGTGATCCTCTTTCCATCATAGCAACTGTAGTACCAACCGCTCTGTTTTGAGCATCATTACCAATATTGTTATCTGTTATTGCTGCAAATTTTTGTCCTGCTTGAACTAAGAAACCTAAAAGTTGAAATAAGGTAGTTGAAGGTTCTGTAAAGGGTAAATTAAAAAATTGATCTCTTATATTTCCACCAGGTGCATCAACATCTCTAAACTCTCCTGGTTGAATTGGTTGGTCATCATCTCTAACTCTAATACCACGTGATTTAAATCCTGCTGGTAAATTTTTTAAAGTACCTGCATCTATCAATTGTCTTAAAGATTGTGTTGCAGCTCTAGATAAACCACCAATCATATGTGTAAGGCCAAAGCCGTAAAAACCTAAACCAGGTAAAAATTTATAATGTACAAAATATTCTATTCTTTTGTATGTAGGATCATCTGGTCTGTAGTTTCTATAGATAGATAAAATTTCATTTGAACCTTCATCAATAGTTACAACATAAGGGATCTTAATACTCTTAGCTCTTGAATCAAATTTTTCATAATCGTCTAAATGTAAATCAACATGCATTTCAAGAACAGTATTTAAAGTATCATCCCCTGTATTTTTAACACCCTCTAACTCATTAATTTTTTCTTGCACGTTGTCCGTTGTCTCGTTGCTGTTAGCCAACTCTACCTCACGGTAAAAACCTGCTGCCATTTGTTTTAAGACTTCATTTTCCGTCATCTTTTGAACGTGTGTAATTCTATCCGTATCTTTTAAATCGGAAGCATAATAAGGAACCACTAAATCTTCTGCGGGAATAAATTTAGATACAGGCCTTTGCATTAATGAATCGTAATAGATTTTTTTAAAAGTGCTACCGGACAACGGTAGGTAAAAAAGCATCTGGTCCATATCCGTTGTATACTCTTCCATCTTCTCCATTAACATGTAGTTCATGTACTCTTTAACTCTATCTGCTTGTGACTCTATTGGTGGAGTTTGCACTCCTACAATTTGAGTTCTTACCGGGCCATCAGAGGGTACTAATTCTTTATACGCTTGTGCTTGAAATTGTGTAACAGATTCCGCGAGCAACGGATGAGTGACATTGGATGCTCCTTTGAAAGGTTTAGTTACTTCTCTATATTTAACACCTAAAAGATCTAAGCCTTTTATATATGCCTCTTCCCAATCTTTTCTTGATTCTCTATCTTTTTTATAATCACCAACTAGCTCAGTTGCCATACGAGATAAAGTTCTTTCATCCATACCTTCTGCAAGGTTTGCATTAAAGTCGTCTTCTATATTAGGTTCTTCAACTTCTTCACCTTCTACAGTTACTTCATCTACTTTGTCATTTATAATAGGTTGGCCTTCTTGAAGTTCTACTTTTTCTTCCTCATTTATTTCAGGAATATTACTTTTCTCAACAGCCATATATATTTATCCTTTTAGCCTTACCGTGGCTGAATAGCAACTAATAAAGTTTTGTTGCTTTGTTTCTACCAAGCTTGCAGCCAGCAGTAACAGAACCACCTTTATTATATTGTTTCATCATCATTCCACCACCCATTTTTTTAAAGGGTCTTGCGGCTTTATTTTTAATTTTATTTTTTAATTTATTAAAAATTTTACCTGCAGTGTTATCATATAAAGATTTAGCACCATCTACAGCACTTCTAGCTGGGCTAAGTCTGCCCGCATTTTTTAGAATGTTTTTAATATTTGTTCTAGTTTTGTCAGACATTCTTTTGCTTTCATCTGCTCCACCACCTTTAGTGGATTTGTTTTTAAATCTATTATACTGTTGTTTTAGTTTCCCTAATTCTGCTTTAGTGAATCTAGAGCCTAAATCACCTAATTTTGGTTTCTTAGAAATTCCACCTTCTTTTTTACCAAGAATATCTTTTTTCTTTTTAGATATAAGTGCTGCAGCGCCTAATCCTGGTGGTAAGCCTTTTCCTTTTTTATCCATTAATTTTTTTAAACCAATACCTAAAGCTATTGCACCTAGTGCTGCTTTTTGTACTTTACCTGGTTTAACTTGTTCGTCTTGAAGGCCCATACCAGATGTTCTAGCTGCACCGTATCCTCTTGTTGATTTAGCCATCATTCCTCCTTGATTTTTTTTTGACATCATTTTGAAATCTTCGCCAGATATTTTACCATCTTTATTTTTATCTAATTTAACTTGACCACCTGAAAGCATCTTACTTTTTTTAAGACCTTTTTCTCTTTTTGTGTCTTCGTCTTTTTTTAACATTCTTACTGGCATAATATCTCCTAATAATATTTATATTCTTTTTCTAATTTTATTGGAGGATCATCCCAATCGTCCGAATACGTTGTTATAAATCCACCTTGTCGATATCTTAACACAGCTTGTGTCATGGAATCAACATAGTCATCGTATTGTCCATTGGGAAACGCTGCACATTCCTCAACTACATCTTGAGCAAACTTATCATCTAAAGGAGCCCAAACCATACCTGACTCAAATACTGGAGCACATGAATTTATTCTGGTATACTTGTCCCTTCCTTTTGCGGGCACAAAATCAATTACTGGTATTCCTGCTCTACGTAATTCATGAATTAATGGTGTTCCTGTAGCTTTAGCTTCAATAATTACTGTTTCCGGTTCCCAGTAATGGTATTGTTCTATTGCAACATTCTTAAGATCAGGAAAGTCATACCTTCCCTTCATTGCATCTAACAATATTATATTATCTTCATAACCTTCTACAGGTTGAAATATTCCCCATGTAGTTATTGCAGAGTAATCTGCTGATTCTTTAGCACTAAAAGCTGTATCATAACTTTGTATTACATGAAGTAATTTTGGAAGATGTTCCTTATCATAGTTTCGCCACCAATCTCTTTTTATAATTGCACCCTCTTCAGAAGTTGGGTCCTGCATATATTGTGCGTTCCAGTTTTTAGTGGAAACTGATGCTTTAACAGCTTCTAAGTCTTCTAGGTTCCAGTACTCAGGCCATACAGGTTTTCCTGAAGGTAGTATTGCGGGAAACTCAATTACTTTCCATTTATCCGCTTTGGGTTCCGATTGTGATTTTACCAATCGTCCAGTAAGATCGTCTGTCGCCCACCGGGTCATGACAACTACAATTCTTCCGCCTGGTTGCAAACGTTGTCTAGGTCCTGAGCTATACCAGTCATAAGCACGATCCATAGCTGAATCAGACATTGAGTCTTGTTCCGTATGCGGATCATCAATTATTAAAAGATCAGCACCCCGTCCAGTTATTGCACCACCAACACCAGCTGCAAAGTATTCACCGCCATGATTAGTTTCCCACCTACCTTTTGCTTTACTGTCTTCTCTAAGTTTAACATCTCCGAATATCATTTTGTATTCTTCAGTCTCCATTAAGTTTCTTACTTTGCTACCGAACCTTGTTGCAAGTTCAGCGTTGTGCGATACCTGCATCAATTTCATTTTAGGGTTACGACCAATCATCCAGGCAGGAAAAAGATAAGACGCAAACTCAGACTTTGTATGTCTAGGTGGCATATTGATAATTAATCTTTTTTCTTTCTCTGAAGCAATGTTTTCAAATGATTTAGCAATCAATTGGTGATGCCCATATTTTTTGGGGTCCTTTGAATTACGATAAATAAAATCAGGCCAAACAGCTTTTGCAAAAGCTAAGAAGTCATCTTGGCAAATTTTTATATATTCTAATTGTTTTTTTAAAACAATATCTTTTAGCTCTTCATCGGATAAACGATCTAAATTCATAAATTTTTTTTATACCCTGGGGGTGCCTATGGTACCTTAAACCATTGGGTCCCCTTTTAACATAAACTAATAAAAAAACACTTGCAACTATTCCGTTTCATTTGGGTCCCCTTTGCGTGTATTCGACCTACCTCTAGCTAGTCTAAGCTAAGTACCTAAGTAAACGCGCGGTGCTTTTTTGTTACAAGGTAAAGGTTTGGTGTTGCTCGTTCGAATGGGTCCTAAAAACGGTCCACGGTTAATGGTTCGGTGTTAATGGTTAATGGCCTGGTGTTAATGGTTACTGGTCCATATTTAATGGTTAGTTATCCAGTCAACAGGGCATGCGAAAACTTATCCACGAACAACGGCCAACTGACAGGGATTTTAATAATAAAATCAGGGCTAAGTGACCGCGGATCTGTGAAGAATTCCCTTACTCTGTATATTTTAAGGGCTTTGTCCTTTTGGGCCTTAACTAAGATCAACACAGTTGCGCCATGCTTAACGGCTCTATTAATCCATACGATTTGATATTTATTTAATGCGGGATAACTGACTTGATTTGATTTTAATTCACACCAAAACGATCGCCCTTTATATATACCAAAGACATCGGGAACACCTGAGACAGTGAGAGTTTCAACACGCGTTAAAAAATATCCCTGATCGGATAATGCCGTTTTAATTTGTTTCCAAAATAAACTCTCGGGGTTAGCCATAATAATAGTTTAGAATAATTATAAGGTAATACACGCAAAAGCTGTAAATATCCAATAAAATAGTTATCCACAGGGCCTAAAAAAAAATTAAAAAAAAGTGATAATATCGCTTGAATTATCTTTTTTTATAACTATCTTATGATTATGAGAGTTAATAAAAAAATAAACAAAGGAGAGAGAATGATAACACTACAAATAAAAAGAAAAGATAATAGTCATTGTTATTTAAATGGAGAGAATGAAATTTTATCTTTTAAAAATCCAACTGAACTTACTAATTATTTTATGAAAGAATTTTCAGCTTGGAAACCTTACAATAAATTATATTGGGAACTTGATGCTAAAGAATGGTTTGATAAAAAAATAGGTTGGTCTGATGATGACACTATGTATTATTTTGGTGGAGAATTTACAATTAAATTACTAGAGGAGAGAGCATAATGAAAAAACTAACACTTAAAAGATTAGAAAAATTAATGATCAAACTAGTAAAAGATAATCAAGAACACGCGGAAAATATCAGGGTACAAAAAATTGACGATAAAAGATTTTATATACTTTGTGATATTCGATACCCGGATAATATTGCAAAAGAAGATTATAAAAAGTGGGTTGATGATGAACATTACACTGGTTGGATTGAATGGAAAAAAGGGGACAACCTAAAACAAGAAGATAAATTTAAGGTTAAATGGGTTGAGTTTGGAATTGATTGGGGCAATCACAATAACCAATTTTATTACTCAATAGACGGATTGTCTTCAAAAGATTATTTTTATGACAGCACGGGCTACGGGGTATTAAATAACGGAAAGGCAATTGAGGGTCTTCAAAAAGATATGGAAACTTACGGAATGTGTTTTGAGCCATATCACTCAATGACAGGCGTATTAGATCATGCTTGTAAATTATAACAACAACGGGGGCGCAAGCCCCCATAACAAAAAGGGAAAAACAATGAATAGAGCAAACATAATCGCCTCGATCGTATCAGGTGACCTATTAAGTGATTTTGATTTATTAATGGAAGATGAAGGCTTTAGAT